CTTGAGTCGAGTCTACGTAAACCAATGTAAAACCTGCTCTCTCGGTTGACACTGTTAAATCTGCTGCAGAACCCTGTATATTGTGTGAGTTTCTTCCTACTGTTAAATTGTTAGTATCAAAAGTACCTGCGTAATCTATTATTGAAATTTCATCTCCTTGTGTAGCAGAGCCTGGTAAAGTCATCGTAATTGCTGCTGATGTTGTATTAACAAAATAACCATATCCTGCTGTCATTGTTGCACTAGTAGTTGCAACGGCTTGCCATGCTGTTCCACCAGATACTTCTGCAAAAGATAACTGACCAACACCTGTTGTGCCTGATCCTGTTACTGATGCAACTTTTAAATATCTATCAGCTGTTACGTTTCCTGTAGGAAACTTTAATGTGTAAGATTGTGAATTTGAGTGGGCCGGAGATTGCAGCTTAATACCGTGGGAATTATTTTCGCAGTTAAGTTGTAGAGTTCCTGGGTTTGTATTACCACCAACTTCTACAACACCAGTTCCATTTGGTGTTAAATTAATTGCTCCATTTGAACCGTCTGTTATTGTAATTGTACCAGAATTTGTTCCAGAGTTTGTATCTAAAATTAAATCATATGCACCACTTGATGTAATTGTTGATGCAGCTGCTCCTGTTCCAACTACTACTTCACCTGTTCCTTTTGGTGCTACAGCTATATCAACGTTTGAATCTCCACCTGCAGCAGCAACTTTTGGATCATTGCCTGTTGCAGCATTTGTCATTTCAATGTGATTAACAGCAGAAGTTGTAGTTTGAAAAATTAATTGTTCATTTCCATTTTCATCTCTAAGACCATGATCATCATCAAAGTCAATCATGAAAGAGTTAGTGTCTAAATTACCACCTAATTGTGGTGATGTATCGTCAACCACGTCACTTGCAGTTGATATTTCATAAATGTTTGGGTTAGTTGCAGTATTAGTTGAACCTTCACAGTAAACTATTTTTGTACTTTTTTGTGTAGTTGAAAAAGTTACAGTTGCACCTGATCCAGAGGCATATTTAAATTGTACTGTGTATGCACCTGAAGTTGAATTTTTTAAAATAAAGAAATTTTCTACATCTAATGGAATTGTAACAATTTGATTTCCTGTAATTGTGCCTGTAAATTCTATAACTCTGTGAGCTAATTCTGCTCCAGTTGATCCATCACTAACTGCAAGAGCTGTAGTTTGTGCACCACCAGCTATAGACTTTGCTATATAGCCGCCAGTTATCTGCTCTACAATTTGTAAATTAGTATTTGTCTTTGTACCCCATGTACCTGCATTTTCACCAGTTGCCTGTAGTTCAATACCTAAGGGTGTATATGTCGATGCCATATTAAGCTGCTTCTCCTGTTACGTCGTTATAGCTTGAATTTGAGCCAGTTGCAACATCCGAATATGATGTATTCGAACCCGTTGAAATATCACTATACGACGTGTTTGAACCGGTGTCAATATTAGCATATGCTAATACATTTACTGCTCCTACACCAACTGTAGCTGATTGTCCAGTTAATCCCATAACTTGATCTTTTGGATCTACTGTTCCTACAGAGGCTGTAGAAGAAACACCTGTTAATCCCATAACATCTGCAATAGTTAAAGAACCTGTTGAACCAGTTATTGATTGACCAGTTAAATTTACAACAGAAGATCCTAGTCCTATTAAAGAACCTAAAGTAGTTTCTATATTTAACCCTGATAATAAAGCTGCATCGTTTGGAACTACAACAGAACCAATTCCTGTTGTTACAGCAAATCCAGTTAAATCAGCTTCGTGAGAAGTAATACCTGCAGCTGTTCCTTGTGATGAAGTTATTGCTAAACCTGTTGGTGATACATCTTCGTTTGGTGCAACTGCAGTTCCTTGATTAACAGTAGATGATTGCCCTGTTAATCCCATTATTTGATCGGCAGGATCGACAACACCTATCGCTGCTGTTGATGATAATCCAGATACAGCAAAAGATACGTTTATAACATTTGTAATTGAATTAACAGTTGATTGAAATAATACACCGCCCACCTCTACTGTTTTTGGTATTACAGGTGAAATAGAACCAGTAGATGCTGTAGATGAGACACCTGTTAAAGCAAAAGATAAATCTATTACATTACTTATTGTGCCTATTGAAGTTGTAGATGAGACACCTGTTAATGAAACTGTTTCGTCAGCTAAATTTCCCCACTCACTATCGTTCCATGCTTTTGCACCCCAACCAGTTGCAAGGACTGCATCACGGTTCCAATAAGCTTGGCCCCAGGTGAATCGACCCCATCCTGATTGAACCGACATAGTGGTCCTCCTATGCTAATCTTATGATTGCGTTTGTAGCGTCTGCTGTAGGGAATTGAATTGTAAAAGTTCCGTTAGTCGCTGTTTTATCAGAGCCAAAAGCGATTGCACAAACAGCTGCGTTTGAATCAGATGAGTTATAAATTAATGCACCATTAGCTGTAAAAGAAGCTGATGAAAAACTTACATCCGAGAAATCACATATCGCAGTTGTGCTTGACGAAGTTGGAGTAACGCTTGTTAGAGTTGCACCACCAGATGTGTAAGCACTTCCGGATGTATTAGTAATTTCTTCTGAAGTTGAGAATGCAGTTGTTCCTGCACCAAGAGTTGCATCACTGTCATAGAGTGCAATTTTAAAAGTATCACCAGTTGTTGCTGTAAAATTATGAACGCCTTTTAAAAGTTCTACTTTAAAACTTGTACAAATTGCTGATGTAATTGCCATTTTTTATCTCCTATTGGTTCGCTGAGGTTACTGGAATTCTGACTGTACCATCTGTATAGTCATCTCTTCTTCGTCTTCCAACTTGCTCGTTAGCAAACTTCTGTACTTCTTCTTTATACTTTTGCTCGTACAAAGTCAACATATCGATAGGGCCTTTTAAAAAGCCATAAGCCTCTGCTAAACAGCAGTATAGTAGGCCATTTGGGAAGTTTAAGCTAATATAATTAGTCGTATTATCGGAAGCTAAAGTAGCCGGCATCTTATTATAATGCACTCTAAACTTATAATTTGTATTAGGTGTTGGAGCTAAAAATATACGTCCAGAATTAGTATCACCATCTCCAGTGGCATTACCAAACATAGCATAATATTTTGGTTTACCCTGTGCTGCAGCTGTGCCTGTAATCGGTTGATATTCTTGTAGGTATGTTACATCTTTTTTCTCTAGCCAAGTATTAGATCCAGTTAACACAGCACTTGAATCATAAACTTGTATACCTCTAATAAATAAAGCTCCTCCTGGAGCGTTGATAGTTTCTTGTCCTGGAACTAAATTACCAGATTGTTGTTTTCTATCTGCATCAATAGGAACATCTCTCATAATTCTATACTGAGCATTTAAAATAACATTTTCTAATTGATCTGCAGAAAAAACTGTAGAATCTACTTCTGTGTAGTTTCTAATTTGTGT